TGCAACCTTCTGCGCTTTACTCATATACGCATCTGTAACTTGCTTACTGTATTCCTGGTATCGGTCTGATAACTTCATAGCCCATTCTTCATAGGTTGAGTACTCGTCGCCTTTTTTCTGCATAAGGGACGCCATTCTTTCAGCACCCTGAGTGTTAACTAGCGCAATGTCACCAATCTTTTTAGTGCTGATCTCGGCAAGTTTATTTACGTCAGTAACTCCCTCAGCTTCCTTGTTGAACTCCGCAACTTTTTTAGGAGCAAGCTCTGCCATCTTCTTGTCGTACTCGTTGTAGATACTCTCGTAGGTAACTTCCTTTTTCTTCTTTTTGGGTTTTGCTGAAGAGGCTGAGTCGTCACTACACGAGGTGAGAGCTAACACAAGAGCGAGTGTCATAGCAACTGCCATAGATTTTAGTAGTAGTTTCTTCATAATACGTCCTTTCTTGATACGTCCCTGGTACCCTTTATAGACTATATCAAATTATGCCTTAATACCTCTAGATCCTGTACAGATAGCATAGTGCATAGGTCACCGTTTCTAATATGCTCTAATTCATGTTGTAATGTCTTATGTTGTCGCTCTATCGAGTCCCTTGCATTAATGAAAACAGTATAAAAGGCTTGTCCGTCCTCGTAATAATAGGCCGTTAATCCGTGAACTTTACAGGGTAAATCGACATAAGCAACCCTGTATAATTCGTCCACAGTTACTTACCTTCCTTCTTCTTTAGTTTCTCCAGTAGAGTTGCTACGTATCTTATGTCTTCCTCTGATACATCTCTTGCTGCGTCGAACAACACACGGAGCTCGTCTCGTTCGTAAAGCTCTTTTGCTGCTTCTGCCGCTTCGGGTTTGATGTAGTAGGTAGGCTCATCGTCGGGGTGTTCTTCTATTAAGTATGATTTAGGAACATTGAAAAAATCTGCAATTTTCTGAACCTTCCCCATCCTGGGAAAAGCTATGCCTTTCACCCAAGTGTTGAATGTTTGTGGTGATACCCCTATGTATTCAGCAATTTCTGCTTGTTTTAAATTTCTCTCTTCTATTAACCTGCTGAGGTTGCTTGAAAATAAAAGCTTTTGTTTTTCGTCCGTCATAGTATCAACCTCCTGTTAAATTTGATTATATTGATTTAATACCAGATAATCAAGAACAAAATAAAAAATAATTTGATTTTTGTGTTGACATCAAATTAAATTTGATTTATGCTAGAAACATCAAAACACGAAAGGAGATAGATATGCTACAAATCAGTTTAGCGGCAGCTAGGGTTAATGCAAATCTTACGCAAAGAGATGTAGCGAAAGCCCTTGGAATATCAACCCAAACGCTTGTAAATTGGGAGGCAGGGAAAACAGAGCCTTCTGCTAATCAGGCTAGAGCCCTGGCTTCCCTTTATGGAATCAAGCTGGACTATATTTTTTTGCCCGATTCATCAAATTAAATTTGATACAGAACGCAACAGAAAGGAGGACACATGCAAGAACAGGATTTTACAAAATATCTAGAACCGCTTGAGGGTATGACCTATAGAGAGTGGGTGAAGCTTAAATACCTTATAGACACTGAGTTTCATAAAAAAGAATACGAGCTCCAAAATGAATTGAGGCTCGTAAACGCAAAAGACCTTACTCTGTAACGACTTGAATAAACATCGGATTTATTCGATAGTCTTTACCTTTGTAGCAGATATTAACGTAATTCAAATAATACATGGAGTGCTCCTCAGGTAAGTTCTTGGGCGACCAAACTTCCGCCCCCGATTCCCACCACTCATAAGGAGTTAATCCCGAATCAATAAATCTGCACTCTGGGTCGTCATTAAGACAAACCCACTCACCAACTAAACAAGCATAAATGTTTTTCATGATATTTGCTCCCTTCTTAATACTCAGCTGCTCCAACAGTCTGTAAAGGGAGTATATCACATCACAATATCAAGGAGGCACAACATGATCACACCTATACCTATAGATGAACGATTCATCTCGACGCAAGAGGCATCCGAAGTCTTGCAAATAGACGAGCAGGTACTTAGGAAACTCGGGCAGATGGGATGCAAGGGTATCTACAAAATCGGCAAGCAGTATCGTTTCCGCTTAAAGGAGTTTGAGACTGTAAGCGCTGAACTGTCGGAGAACCTAGAGAAGTTATCTCAGGAAGTTAAGAGCCTTGAAGAGGTTTACAGAGAAAAGGTCGACCGATTCGGACTATTCGATAAGGCGACGAAACAAGCACAGACGGAGTTCTATACGATGCTCCGGGCACTGGAGATTATGAGAGGTGACGACAATGAGAGAGCAGTTTAGTTCAGTAAGGGATGCGTTGCTAGAGGCTTGCAAAGAGAACGACAACACACCGATGCAGGAAGTAGTTAGTGCGATAGGCGTTGCGGCACTTATCCCGACACTGTGGCTGTTTCTCTTCATGCTAGGTGCGAGGTAAGGAGGAGTTATGGGCGCCATAATTAATAAAAAAATAATAGAGTTTGCTGTAAAAAAACAGCCTAAATGTCGAGGCTCAGTATGGTGGAGACCGTAAATGTAGAGAGGTGAAATACTACACCATATTTACAGAAGATTGCCTTGTAATGGTGTCGATAAGCCCTGACTGCACCTATGAGCAGTTTCTCGAAAAGATAGCTAGCAGCGCTATTTTCGAGGCCAGGGAGCTGTGTGAAGATTATACAGCTCTCAAAGAGGAGACAAACAATGATATTTAAAACATTCATCATCGGCATGGTGCTAGTCGGCATCGCGGTAATTTTAACCGAACTACACCGCTACATGGTGTACAGCGAGGAGCTAGAGAGGGAGGACGAGGAATGGAATTAAAAACAGATATGACATTCACCGACATGTTAGATGCTATAGCAAGGACTATACCGTGCGTAAAAGCATCCCAAGACTGCCTAAAGCAATGCAGGAAGGATTATCACAAAGCAATTGAGAGTGACCTAGAGAGGACGCTGTATTTAGAAGAGATGGAAATAGTCGACATTGCATTTAAATATGCGTTTGCAGAAGGGTGGTTTGCGCATAAGAAGGAGGAAGAAGATGCTAGATAAAGAACGCATATACGGCTACGCAAAGGCTTACCTGGAGTCGGTTACAGGATTAATAAAAGATAAAGCTGAAGAGGCTGAAGACGACCGCTATATAGGCGACGGAAACCTACTGAGGTCGGCACTGTATCAGTATGAGGACGATTTAAGCGAGCTAGAGGCACTTATAGAAGGTAACGCGAATGATAAGAAGTGAAAAGTTATACAAGTATGCTGCAGAGTTCATCGAAGGCGAACTAAAAGCAATCGACAAAGCATTAACGCGAACCGATAGCGAAGAGCGACGAGACGAACTTCAGAAGAGACAGCACGAACTTATTTGTGACTTAAACGACATGGAAAAGCAAGGCTATATAGGGAAGAGCCTAGAGCAAGTAAAGAGAGTTAAAAAAGAAGAAAGGAGGAGAAGGCATGCTGAACTTAGAACCTAAACACGAAAAGAAAAGCAGATTAGAGCGATTCTTTGGAGATTTACTAGGAACAGAAAAGACAAAACCTAGAGCAGAATGCGACTGGATAGATCCTAGAATTCCAACAGATGAAGAGTTGGACAAGGTCGTTGACGAGTACCTAGCAATCAAGCACGTATCTGTTCCAGAAAACGACCTAGCTTTTATGGACTAAAAAAGAGCGCAGACCGAAGTCACGCGCTCCCTAAAAAACTCAAACACATTATACAGGAGGATAACAAAAATGGCAAAACTACAAGGCGATTTTAGAAAATTCATGAATAAAAACTACCTCGGTTCGTGGGACATCCCGGACGGTGACGACCTAATCGCGACAATTGATCACGTCGAGCGGGAGCAGGTTGAAAACGCTAAGGGTAAAGAACTGAAGTTGACTATCCACTTCACCGATAGAGGACTCAAACCTATGATACTCAACTCAACCAACTCACAGCGAATCAGCAAAGTTGCTGGAACAACAAGAGTTGAGAAGTGGGATGGAATTACTATTGCAATTTACACAGAAAAAGTGCAAGCGTTTGGAAGCATTTCCGACGCACTACGCATCAGAGACTATGCGCCTAAGAGCAAAGAGCTGTTCTGCAACGAGTGCGGTGCGGAGATTGTCGGCTCGGGCAAGTACACAGCTAAAGCGATTGCAGAAAGAGCCAAGGTCAAGTATGGCGAATACCTCTGCATGGATTGCGCAATGGCAAGAGCTGAGAAGAGTACCGAGCCAGAGCAGACCGAACCTACACAAAAAGAGCAGACTGAGGAGGTATAGGGCATGGAGCTAGCAAGAGAGCAGTTTACAGAAGGTTACGAGCAAGGCATGGCAGATGCAATGACGATCGCCAAGAATCACCCAGAGGCATTCGGCTCGATGTTCGCAGCCTCTACATGGAGGCACGTATCAGAGCAGAATCCTAGCATTACAGGGTATTACCTCGTTCAGACCGAACGAGAAGGAACACGCAACATTAGAATTGCAATGTACAGCGCAGAGGCAGAGAGATGGCTAGCGCAGGATGTAAAGCATTGGGCGTATTTGCACCTATATAACGGAGACAACGAGGAGGGCGTCAATGAAACTGAATAACTCGAATTACTTCAGCAAAGAGGCACAGTCGGAATACTTCTCAGTATCACAGTTCAAGAGCTTTGAGAAGTGCGAAACTAACGCACTAGCTGAGCTACAAGGAGAGACGGAGCGAGCGCAGACTACTGCGCTACTCGTCGGCTCGTATGTAGACGCATATTTTGAGGGAACACTTGAAACCTTTAAGGAAGCACATCCAGAACTACTAAAAAAAGACGGAACACTTAAGTCAGACTATGTAAGAGCTGAGGCGATTATCGACCGAATTGAAAGCGACCCGCTCATGATGAAGTACCTAGAGGGTAAAAAACAAGTTATCAAGACCGCGAATCTGTTCGGCTATGACTGGAAAATTAAAATAGACGCATATGTTCCAGGTGAGAGGATTGTCGACCTCAAAATCGTTAAAGACTTCGAGCCTATATATGATCCTCGCCTCGGAATGCGCGTGCCCTGGATACAATTTTGGGGCTACGATCTACAAGGAGCAATCTATCAGAGAGTTGAGCAAATTGCTTCAAAGCGAAAAGAACCGCTACCGTTTTACATCGTAGCAGCAACGAAAGAGCCTACACCAGATATCGCAGTTATACACATACCACAACACATGTTAGATGCTGCGCTAAAGGCTCACGGAGTAGAAGCGAAGATAGACCGATACGCATTAATTAAGTTCGGTGATATTCCGCCTAGTAGGTGTGAGAGCTGTGATTACTGCAAAGAGACAAAGGTGTTAACAGAGCCTACAGAGTACGAAATATATGAGGAGGATAACTAATGAATGTAATTGCAATCAAAGGGAGATTGACGAGAGACCCCGAGCTCTCGTCGTTCAAGAACAGTAACGGAGATAACAGAGCCGTTTGTCGATTCTCTGTAGCAGTAAATCGAGATTATGGAGACGATGCGGACTTTTTCAACTGCTCAATCTTTGGAAAAAGAGCCGAGGTAATCGATAAGTACTTCTCTAAAGGCTCAGAAATCGTATGCCAAGGAAGAATGGAACAGAACAATTACAAAGACAAAGACGGTAATAATCGCACAGCTTGGAATCTGATTGTAAGTAACTTCGACTTCTGCGGAAAGAAATCTGATAACGGTAGCAATGAACCAGGACCAGACGGATTTAAAGAAATAGAGGAAGATGTTCCATTTTAAAAGAGAAGTAGGAGCAAGACATGAGAGAGATAAAATTCAGAGCGTGGGACAAAAACCTTAAGACATGGACTAATTATTCGATAGACGACGACCTACTTATGTTCTACGACAAGCGCGCGGAATGTTGGGAAACTGACCAAGAAGGTGAGCGATTTATCTTATGCCAATATACAGGGTTAAAAAATTTTAACGGAAAAGAAATATATGAGGGTGACATCGTAAGAGCGGTAGGCTTTTCAAAATGGATAGGCGCCGCAAAATATTCCGACAAAAATCAAGCGTTTGTATTTGAATGCACAGATAAGAATTATAGAGGAAACATAGTATTTATGAGTCAATTTGACCAAGGTTTCAAGATACTTGGCAACATCTATGAGAATCCAGGACTACTAGAGGAGGTGCGCTAAATGTACTTACTAATTGATAGCCGTGAGAAACCAAAGGCGATTAGTGGCATACTAAACCACTTCGCGAAGAATAACGTCAAGTACGATGTTACAAAACTCTACTTCGGCGATTATATGGATTACGCAAGACCGAATCGAGTTGTAGACCGCAAACAGAACATTTCTGAATTAGCCATGAACTGTACACGCGATCATAAAAGGTTCAAGAGAGAGTTAGAGAGAGTTAAGGCGACGGGTAGTGAGTTAATCCTACTCGTCGAACAGAACAGTTACAAAGACGGAGAGAAGACAATCAGAGTCGAGACGATAGAAGACTTAATGCTCTGGACAGCACCTAGAGGAGTAGTCAGAGGCGAACAAGTGTATAGGGTTCTCGTATCGTGGTGTCACAAGTACCCGTTGCGAGTCGAATTTTGTTACAAGAAGAATACAGGGCAGAGAATTTTAGAGCTATTGGAGGAGCAAGATGAGTAGGCAAAACCTAGCTGAGCTAATAAAAAACCGAATAGACCTACAGTCCGTAATGGAACATTACGGTACACATTTCGAACGTACAGGTAATGCACTCTGTCCGTTCCATTCCGATAATCATCCGTCTTTATCAATAAAAAACGAGCGATACAAGTGTTGGGCGTGCGGAGCGAGTGGTGATATGTTCGATTTCGTTCAAAACCTCTACGGTGATAGCTTTGTAGAGGCTATAGAAAAACCTGCAAAGGAAGGACA